CCAAGTTTGGACAGGATTTAAATGGGTAAGTGATTTTTCACAAAATAAAATTCATACTAGTGGGTGTTTTAAATCCTCAGCTGCATTGTGGAGATTAAACGATAATGGTATAGCAGCAGTAGAGTCAGTTATAAATAAAAAAACATAAAATGTCAGTAATACCGCCAAATAATAATACAACTTTAATAATTGATGATTTTATTAATTATGCAACCGCACATTTATCTACTGTGGCTGGAATAATTAATACAATTTCATTATACCCACCGGTAGCAGCACCGGCGCCAGGAGTATTACCTTGGACGGGGTATCAAGTATCCCCGGCAACACCAGGTGGTATAGCATCACCAAATCCTTATGAACAATTGGATTGGAGTCAGGTTCCACTGGATAAAAATAGTCCTGAAGTACAAGAAATTATTGCACCTAATCTTGAACAAATTGAATTACAACTACAAAGCGAGCCATTAGTTGAATATGGTAATACTGACACATATCCTATTGTACTAGAAATGGATAACGTAGTAGCCGAAACACTTGATAACGCATTATACGAGCAACAAATCCTAAAGACTGAACCAGAAACCGAAGAAGAAAAAGAAGAACAAAAAAAATTAATAAGTAGTGGATACAAGACACTCGATGAATTATTAAAAATTGCAGGAGCATGGGCGCCTAAGTTGGGTAAAAATAGTAGAGTTAAATATGAAAATTTAAGAAGTAATTATATTAAAGGTGTTCATGGATTATGTCCACAAGGAACTCAAGCGGTTGTAGTTGCATTAACGGGTATATCAAAATTAGGAACAATAAGTGGAAATGCCGATTGGTTTTCATTTAAAGACCCATCTACCGGTGGTGGTAGAAGTAGTTTTGCTACTAATATTAGCGGTAAAACCTATTATAATGATAAAGTAAATATTGATTTTGATGAGTTTGCAGCCGATTCAACAAGATGGCAGATTGGGGATATTTTAGTGAATGGGTATGAAAGTAAAGACTACGGTCACATCCAAGTTTGGACAGGATTTAAATGGGTAAGTGATTTTTCACAAAATAAAATTCATACTACCGGCTGCTTAAAACCTTCAGCTGCGCTATGGCGATTAAACAATAATGGTATAGCAGCAGTAGAGTCAGTTAAAAGTAAATCAGCATAAAATTTCAAAAATAACAATTTAAATATTTATAATCACACAAATAATAAAGTATGGATACGAACAAACTATTAAAAGCTATTCAGATTCTTATTAAAGAGGAGCTTAAAGAGCAATTACCTGCATTAATTAAGGAAACTGTAAGAGCTGAAGTAAAAAAACTAATAGCAGAAGGAAAACAATCTGCTAAATCACAACCAATTGGATTATCAATGGCTAAAGCTATTTTAGAAGATGATGCTGTTATAGAATCGGTTAAAGAAAAAGTAGAACAAAAGAAATTTAGTAAAAACCCAATGATTAACCAAATTCTTAATGAAACTAGAGGTGGAATACCACAAGGGGATGGTGGATTCAGAACAATGAATTTTGGACAAGGTGATATGGGTTCAATTGCAGGTAGAACGGCAGTAGCTGATAAAATGGGGTATGGTGATATGATAAAAGGACCTTCTCCAACGGGATTGGGTGTAAATACTGGAGTAGCTGAAATAGATAAAGCTTTGAATAGAGATTATTCAGAACTTGTAAAAAGATTTAAAAAATAATAATGGCAGTAATACTTGGTAAAAAGTTAGTAATCGATTCAAAGCAGTTTGAAGACTATGCAATAGGTATAACATTACCTATTCAAATAGGAAACACTGCGTTTAATCAAAGTTTTATAACTGCTGACCAGGTTAAAAGTAATATTAAAAATTTATTACTTACAAAAAGATTTGAAAGATTGATGCAGCCTGAATTTGGGAGTGGTATTCAAGAATTATTATTTAATATGAATGATGAAATGTTTGCTGATAACTTAGAAAATACTATCGTTGATACACTTTCTAAATGGTTGCCATATGTAAATGTAGAAACTATTAATATTGAGCAATCAAACGAATTTAAAGATAATAATAAGGTTGAAGTATCAGTTTCATTTAGAGTATCAGATACACAGGTATTAGATACGGTAACTTTTAATGTACAAACATAATGGCTATAACAACAATAAATAAAAATTTTAAAAATAAAGGAAAGGATATAAAATATCTTAATAAAGACTTTGCAGCATTTAGAGCAAATCTTATTGATTTTACAAAAAATTATTTTCCAAAGACCTATGGTGATTTTAACGAATCATCTCCTGGTATGCTTTTCATTGAAATGGCATCGTATGTGGGTGATGTTTTAGCATATTATACCGATGATACATTGAAAGAATCTTTAATGCCTTACGCGGAAGATATTCAAAGTATTATAGCTCTTGCACAATATTTAGGTTATAAACCAAAAATCACATCTCCCGCAGTAACAACATTATCGATTTATCAATTAGTACCATCTATTGGGATTGGTGTTAGTAATAGACCAGATGATACTTTTTATTTAAAAGTAAGAGAAGGGATGGTTGTAGCAAACAAAGCGGGTAACGTTCAATTTATAACAACCGATATGGTGGATTTTTCAAATGAAATTGATAGAGAGACGACCATATATCAAAGAGATGTACTTACAGGTGAGCCTACATTTTATTTAATAAAAAAATATGTACAAGCAATATCAGCCGTACGAAATCAAAAAGAAGTAACCTTTGGTACTTATGAAAATTTTAGAACAATTGATTTGTCAGAAACAAATGTGATTGAGATATACGATTGTAGAGATTCTAATAATAACAAATGGTATGAAGTACCGTATTTAGGACAAGAAATGATATTCATCGATTATCCAAATACCGAAGTTAACGATTCAGACCTTTATCAGTTTAAATCAACGGTACCATACATTTTAAAAACAATAAAAACACCAAAAAGATTTACAACTAGAGTAAATCAAGATAGTACAATTACAATTGAATTTGGTGCAGGAGACCCAACAGCATCCGATGAACAATTAATTCCAAATCTTAAAAACGTAGGATTGGGATTACCAAATTCTATTAAAAGATTAGATGAATCATTTGACCCAACTAATTTTTTAAAAACAAAAACGTATGGTACTTCTCCATCGAATACAACAATGACTGTAAAATATTATACAGGTGGAGGTATTAGTTCAAATGTTGCAGCGGGAGAATTAACAAGAATTAATGGGGTTGAATTTGAAGAAAGTTTAAGTTCTTTTACGAGAGCTCAACTATCACTTTATAATTCTGCAAAAAATTCATTAGCAGTTGATAACGATATACCTGCAGTTGGTGGTAGAGGGGGTGAAACTTTAGAAGAAATTAGACAAAATGCATTAGCAAATTTTGGAGCTCAAAATAGAGCAGTAACTGCAAAAGATTATCAAATTAGAGTATTATCAATGCCATCAAAATATGGAGCTATAGCAAAAGCATATGCTGTTGCCGATGGAACACTGGATAATAATTCACCTTCATCTATATTAGCATCACCAAATAATTTACAAGAATTTACTGATTTAGTATTAGATTTTGTAAACAAACCAGATGAGTTAGAACCAACTGAGCAAGCTATAAAACAACAAATTACTAGCTTTTTAATTGGTAAAACTTCAAATGAAAATGAAAAAAATAATCCGTTTGCTATTAACTTGTATTTATTAGGATATGATATAAATGGTAATTTGACAAATTTAAATAGAGCGGTAAAAGAAAATCTTAAAACATATATTAACGAATACCGAATGTTAACAGATGGTATAAATATGAATGATGGATTTGTAATTAATATTGGTTTAGAATTTGAAATTATAACATATCCAAATTATAATAAAAATGAAATATTAACAAAATGTATAAACGAAGTAAAAGATTTCTTTAGTATAGATAATTGGCAGTTTAATCAAACTATTAATTTAAATGAAATTGAATTGTTATTAGCAAATGTAGAAGGAGTTTCATCTGTTCCATCTGTGAAAGTTACAAATAAGTGTGGTGGTAGATATTCACCAAATTCGTATAATATCGAAGCGGCAACTAAAGATAAAATTGTATATCCATCATTAGACCCTTCAGTTTTTGAAATTAAGTTTCCTAGTGGGGACATAAAAGGCAGAGTAAGATAATGGCATACTATTTATTAACAGCATCAAAAGATGCAACGGTCTATCTTCAACAACCAAACCAAAATACAGGTTTGGATGAGATATTAGAAATAAGCAAATTGTATTATGGTAATGTAAAAGATATATCTCATGCATTGCTAAAATTTGAATTAGGCTATATATCAGCATCGATATCTAATAGTACAATACAATTAGATGAAGCAACCCTTATTTTAAAAGAAACAAAAACAGAAGAAATTCCGTTAGAATATACAATTTTTGCAAACTCAATATCAGGGAGTTGGGAAATGGGTATCGGTACTAGGTTTGATAACATATCAACACAGGGTGTAACTTGGAATTATAGAGAAGGGGATTCTAAGTTAGATTGGTTAGAAAATAATTTTAATTCTTTTACATCAGCAAGCCAAAATAATGGTGGGGGTGGTACTTGGTGGACTCAATACGAAGCATCGCAATCATTTAGTTATCAAACTGCCGATATTGATATGAACGTAAAATCTTTATTAAAAAGTTGGATGAGTGGTTCTATACCTAACGATGGTATTATATTAAGACACGCATTTAATAAAGAAGTTGATACGCAAGATTATGGTGCAATAAAATTATTTAGTAAAGAAACGAATACAATATATCAACCAAAAATTAGAATAGGTTGGGATGACCAATCTTTTGCAACTGGTTCATTAATTCCATTAGTAGCGGAAGATATTAAAGTTGGAGTTACTAATTTAAAAAGTGAAATTAAAGTAGGAACTACTCCTAAAATTAGAATATTTAGTAGAGAATTATATCCTGTAAAAACATTTGTTAATTCATTCACATACAATACTTCTAAATATCTTCCAACAACTTCATATTACCAAATAAAAGATGCCCAATCAAATGATATTATAATTCCTTTTTCTAATTTTTCTAAAATTAGTTGTGATTCAACCGGAAATTATATAAATTTAAACCTTTCAAATTGGGAAGCGGATAGAACATACAAAATAGAATTTAAAGTAACTATTGATGGTAATACTCAATATTTTGATAATGATATAACATTTAGAATTGTAAAAAATTAAAATGGCAAAAACAGGATTACAAAATGAAGCATTAATAAGTGAACTTTTAATAAGTGGGTCTAGTTCACCTATCATTTCTAGAAATGAATTTGGTGTGTACTCATTTGCTCAAGAGAATAGGACTGATGGTGTTATATCTGGACAATTAACAAGACCAAAGTATAATGAAACTGAGCTAGTAAAATCCGTTGATACTGTAATATTTGAATTACTTCCAGGAGAAGCTCCTCCATTTGATGATAGAATTCCAAGACCAATATATAATGAAGTAACCCAATCTGTAATTGATTTGACAGAACAGGTGATAGACCTTACTACTTTGGTTTATGAATTAAGAGCTAAAGTACAAGACGTAGAAATAGTATCTGAAAGTTTAAGAGTTGATGTAGATTTACAAAATTTAAATGTAGCGGCATCACAAAATCAGACTCAACAAATAACAACAAAAATTACAAGTACAATAACTGAACTACAAAACTCTATACAAAAGGGAGTAGCAGAAGCAATTCAAAGAGTTTCTTTATTTGCAAGAAATCAAGCATTAGAACAAGAATTAACTATATTAAGAGATACTCTTTTTGGCAAACAAGCTAAACAAGCGGAAGGTTCAAAAGTTACCGATGACATAGCTGCTAAAATATTAAATAAAAGTGATGAGAAATATCAAGATATTGTATTTAGAGGTAGAGCAAAAGATGATGGCAATGGTGCATTTATAAACGGACCAGATATACAACTTAAAAACTTTACTAAAGATAAGGTTACCGTTAGTTTTAAATTTGATGGAAGTAATGCAAATGCATTCGGCAAACTTTCAGATGTTTCATTAAATGAAGGTGAGGAAAAGGTAATTAAAGTAATAACAAACAAAAAAGGAGTTGATGACTTAAACCCTTCAGCTGGTTTCGGAACTTCTAAGGATAGGGAGCATACTGGTAATTTAATAATTAAATCGCCAAAAGGAAGTATAACATTTACAACCTCTATCCAAAAAATGAGAGGTACTAATTTTAGTCCATAATGGGTGAGATAAAAATATATAAAAATGGCGATAAAAACGTTTAAAGATATTATAAACAACAAAGGGTACAGAGTTAGTTCAGATGATAGAAAAATATTTGAAGAAGGAAATCTGCAATCATTTTTTGGTCTTGGAGATTCTGATGCAATTGAGTTTATTGTCTATGATTCAAATGATAATCAGTTGCCACAAAAAGCTGTAAATGGTAAAACGGTTAGATATGTACCATTGACAAGCAGTAATATAAGTGATTATATTTTAATAGCAGAAGGTACGGTTCTTCAAAAATTTCAATTTCCAAATGAATATTTTATAGATGCGGAAAGATTACTAAGGGAAGCGGGTTATGATAATGGTATTTTTAAAACACAAGTTACACTAATTAATAAAAGAGTTGGCTCTGATTCAGAAGAAGATAAATTATGGATTTCTGAAATATCACCATCTAGAACGGAAGTAAGATTATTTCCTATTAAAAATGCAAAAGTAAAATATCCAGAATTAGAAGAAAGATATGCATTATTTGTATCTAATAAAGATTTTAGAGATGATACAATAATTGAAGCTTTCAAAATAATTGAACAAATAGATTCGAATATAATTGGTACATATTTAAAAACAAAATATGGTGAAAATTGGATTAGTAAAATGAGTGGTGAATTTAAAATAAAAAGTTTTGATGAATTTACAAATAGAATTAATACAAAATTTAGAGAAGCAGCATCTTATGAACTTACTAATAGAATATCCGATATCAATGATATAAATTATGGTAAACGTAAACAAACAAAAATCCCATTAACTTTATCATCCAATACTATCGTAGATATCTGTCAAAGATTAATTACAAATGTAATTAATTTTTATTTACCAAAACAAGATTTAATATCCACTGCAACATTTGATGAAGGAATAGATGAAAGTTTTGATGAAGTTGGGCAAATACTACAAACTAGAGAAAGTGATTTATTAGTAGATACTTCAAATCCTGTGATAACAATAAAGAAAACAAAAACATTTGTAGAAAGTAATAAAGAATTAGAATTAAAAAAAATAATAAAAAAAGAAAAACCGTTTCCAACATCGGGAATGCTTCTTTCAGAATTTTGTGAAGGGTTTGACTTATTTGGTAAATATGCAGATGGTAATGGTGGTGAATACACGGCCCTAATTATAGCTAATTCAAACCAATGTGGATATAATACACCTGATGGGCAAAGTGGTAGTGATGGTAACGGTGGTGGAAATGGTGGTGGTGGAGCTGGTGGCTACGGTGGTGGCGGTGGTGGTAGAGATGGAGAAGTTAATCTAAATGATTTCAGAGGCGCGGGTTTCGGCTTAGGAGGAGAACAAAATAATATATCATACCAATAAAATTTATACAAAGTTAAATAAAAATACTTATTACTAAATGCGAAAAGCAGAAGACATATTACAAGACGGTTTAGTTTCTAACGTTCAATCCGAATTAGATGCGGGTGGCGGCGGTGGTGGTAATACCAACGGTGGTGGCGGAGGCGGTTCGCAAGCTGTGATTACCCAAATACCCAATACACCTTTAAGCAATTTCTCAGGAAAATTACAAATAAATTGTGTAGTTGGTGATATTACTACAAAAACATATTCTGGTGAAAAAATACAAGCTTCAATTTATATAAATGGACAGCCATCTGGATTAGTAAGTCCAAGTGAACTTAGATTGACGGCAACAGATATTTTTAATAATGGAGATTATGAAATTACAGTAGTTGGAAATGGTTATCAAAAAAGTATTGAAAAATATGTTATAACATTAGTAACAAATCCAGATTATATTGATAATGATGACTATAGGGTAACTTCTTTTTCAGGAGAAGAAAAAACAAATAATTTAAAAATTAGAGGATTATCTACATTTGAATCTTTGCCATCAATAAATGAACAAGATCCAGATTATGGAAAAACTAATTTTTATCAGTTTAAAGCAATACATTATATAAATGATATTGAGCAACCGGCTACGATTGCGGAAATTGATAAAGATATTACGTTTATTTTGCAAAAAACCGGCATACCGGACGATGGTGGGGATGATAATTTAGGCAATGTACAAACATTGACGGTTTCACTAACTGGCGCAGATGGTAGTGCCCAATTACTTATTGATAATATAGATGGACCTGGAGAAATAGTTACACTTAAATCTGGTGCTAATGAAATATCAACATTACTAGGTAAAATTATTACAATACAAAGCAACTCGGTAGGAAATACTATATCGAGAATAACAAAAATATCAGTATCAGCCGATGGTTTAACAAGTCAAACTTTATTAGCAGTAACCGATACTGAATCAGTTAATACTAAGATAACAATAGATAAAGCATATTTGGTTGATATTGAAACGGAAACTATACCAGTAATATCATCAGATAGAGCCTTTGTAAGTTTTGTGAATCCGGATTTAAATAGAAAACATAACATAAATTCTGAAATTGATACGTTAATTGGAATTTATAAAAATGAGCTTACAACTGGAGTAAGAGTTAAGTTTGCAAACGAAGAAATTACATATTCACAATTAGAGAAAGGCGAATCTACACTAATCGCTATACCACAGAATAAATTAGCAATAGTAGGTAAATATAGAATAATTATAATACCATTTACTAGTAATGGTAATGATGGGCAACCAATTGAATTAATATTAAATGTAGTATCTGAAACTTACGTTGGTGTGCCAGATATTAGAAATATAAATTACCCAACATTAATAAAAGGTCCAGATTATGTAGGTACAAATGTAAATTTTAAAATTAGTTATGAATCAGTAAATACTGATTATGTAAAAATATGTGCGTTAGGGAGTTCTCAATATACACAAGCTACAGCTGCAGGAATTGTAACATTAAATTATCAACAATTACTTAATTCACCTGGTGCACAATATACTGAAAGTGATGGGTTAATATCATTAATATTAAAATTAATTCCATATAACGAGCAAGGAAACGAAGTTGTTGTTGGTAAAGAAGAATTTATTACAATAAAATTTGATAAAAGCGAATTAACAATACCAAGAAATGTAGTTATTAATAGATTAGTTGATGGATTTATATCACAATTAAATACTGCATCTTTAGTAGATGAATCATCAAAATATTTAAATCACTTATTACATTTACCAAACGATAATAAATTAATTACAACTTGGGTGGGTAGTGAGGGTTCTTTGATTTTAAAATTATATGAACCATTATCAACTGCAATACAACCAAACCAACAGGTATGGATTTCTAAATTACAGTCAGACCCAATTATAGAAACAATAAATATATCTGGTGAAAATGCAAGTTTTTGTCCTCCATTAAAAGGTCCTAATTTTTCATTAGAAGAAAATAATGGAGTTGCTTACCAAATATTAGATGATTTAATTGCAAGTGGTTCAATAACTTCAAATGATATAGTTAACAATTATTTAGAAGGAACAAATGTTAATACTACTAAATTAAATTTACAATATATAAGCGGGTCAGATTATACGTTTAAAGCTTTTTCACATTTTGGTTCGGCTGAAGAAAGAGCGGCTAATTTCTTTTACAAAGTAAAATTATTAGAAACTTACAAAGCAAAGTATGAGACATTAATAGCAACAACGTTTATTCCACCGTATGGTGGTTATGATGGTGGTATTTTAACAGAAAATGGATTTCAGGTAATAACTGAAGATGGTCTATTTGATGTTCAATGGGAAATTGCACAATCAAGTGGTGTAAATCAAGCCGGCGAAGCTAAAAAAGTATTAAATACAATAAATGGTATTTTAAGAAATTTTGATGGATTTGAAAACTTTTTATACAAATCAAATAATAATTTAGCATATCCAAAAGTATTATATGTACATCCAATTACAGGATTAGGAACACTTATTTTAAGAGATACAACGCACGCAAGTGTTACCGCATGGTATAACGCATTAATTGATGAAGGGGCAAATTATGATAAATACAATCCTAATTATTTAGTAAATAATATACCTGAATTTATTAGAGAAGATTATAATAATAATGATTTTATAGTTTTCTTAGATATGATTGGTCAACACTTTGATATTGTATGGGCTTATGTTAAAGCATTGGATAATAATAAAGTATTAGAGCATAAACAAATTAGTGGTTTATCAAATACGTTGGTTTCTCAAATGCTTCAATCATTTGGTTGGAATCCTAAAAACGCTTTTAATTCACCGTTCTTATGGGAATATGCATTTGGTAAAACAAAGGATGGATTTCAAAAATATGGAATGCCATTATCTGAAGCCAATGATGAAGTTTGGAGAAGGATATTAAATAACTTACCTTATTTGTTAAAGCATAAAGGTACTGCAAGAGCTATGAAAGCTATTATGGCGTGTTATGGTGTTCCACAGTCTATGTTAACAATAATGGAATTTGGAGGACCGCAAGACCCAACACAAGGTGGTACTAGTAAATTTACTTTTGATGATAGAACCGCGGCATTTTATTTAAAAGGAGATTTAAATGGAAGTGGTAGTTCGAATATTAAAGTTCCGTGGCATGAAATAAATAATGTTGATTATCCTAATTGTATTGAATTTAGAATATTGCCAAATGAATTACCATCACCAATTTATACTTTAATAAGTGGTAGTGAGTGGACTTTAGATTTAGTACAAACTACTGGTTCTTTTGGTAAATTAGAATTAAACTTTGGTGGAGATATTTCAAATAGTACATACTTTGCAGAACCTTTTGCAAGTGGTTCTCCAGTGGTAACAACGGTTTATATAACACCTGAATCGAGTGGTGTTTACGCATTTGGTCCTGATTTGAAAACTGGAAGTTTAGATTTTCCAATTTCAACAGAACACTATTCACAAGTTGTAATTAATAGACATAATAGTCCTGATTCTTCTTCTTGGTTTGAGGTGTGGTGGGGAACGAGTGATGGACAGAGAATTATAACATCAGTTAGTATGTCCATACAAACGGATGATACACAATGGGAAACCGGTTCTTATTTACAAATTGGTGGTAATGGGTTTCAAGGAAATTTGGATGAAGTAAGATTATGGAAAGTTCCTTTACAAAGAAGTAAGTTTGAAAATCATACATTATTTCCAGATGCAATTAATGGAAACTCATACACAGCATCAACAGCGGATTTAGTATTCAGATTAGATTTTGAAAAGCCAAAAGATAGAATTTTAGACCCGTATATTAAAAACGTTTCAATTAGTGAAATATATGGAGAAGGTTCTGCAACTGCAAGTAATATGTATTCCGCGGCAACATATCCATATCAATATATTCCATATGATAGAACTGTAACGGCTAATGTTCCATCTTTAGGATTTAATTATTCTAATAAAGTAAGATTTGAATCCGCATCATTGGTTACTGATTTATCTTATAAAACAAGAGCAACTAAAAAAGCATTTGACCAGGCACCAATAGATACGAATCGTTTAGGATTATTCTTCTCTCCAATTAAGGAGTTGAATATGGATATCTTAAAAGCATTTGGTGATTTTAATATAGATAACTATATAGGAAACCCATCGGATGAATATAGAACAACTTACAAAGAATTAGATACATTAAGACATTATTATTTCGAAAGATTAGAAAATAGAGATATCTACGAATATATAAGATTAGTTAAATATATTGATAGGTCTTTATTCGATACTTTAATTGAGTTAGCACCTGCGAGAACTAATGTAGTAAAAGGATTATTAATCGAACCACACTTTTTAGAAAGAAGTAAAATTAAGTGGACGAAGCCGGCATCTGAAAGAAATGACTTTGAATCAAATATTGATACAAAGAGAAATATAACTACAACATCTGATTATTTAGTAGAAGAAGCTAACTTAAACGTAGATAATATCAGTCAATTGGCAGGTGAATTGAATAATTACGATTCAGTTATTGATATATCCGATACATCAATAGTAGGTCAAAGTATAATGTATAATGGGGAAATTTTAAATTCTATAAAACCAGAACTTGAAGCGAGTGCACCATTTTTTGATACCGAAATACAATGTCCAGTTGGTGCTAGTTTAATTGGTGAAGCCGATTCAATGACATTTACCGAAATTGGAATGGACCCGAATTCTTTAGCAAATAGAGGATTTGGATTATACTCAAAGAATGGCGTTGCCAAAATTAATTATTTTGATAATATTTTTGGAAATCACACATCAAGTAGAAGTAACGTATATGTTGTAAAAGAACAATATACTCAAAAAATAAACACTCAAGTTGCGGGATGGCCGGTAAATGGCGCTGCTTTAGGAGAACCCGTAAGATACGTTAAAACACCAGTTACATTATATAGGTATAAAGTTTCAACACTAGCATTTAGTGGAAGTATATCAATTGGAAATGAAATTGTTGGTGTAGAAACGATTAAAGGATATTTACCAACACACTACAAATATGTGAACAATTTATCTGAAGGATTAAGACGTTCATATTTTAAAGGGTCTGTTCAAAATTCATCAACCACACCGGATGGACTAAGTGCGGTAGAAACATTTATAACAAATCCTAATATTCTTAAAGTTGCTAAGACAGGTAGAGGTTCAGGCGAACCCATATTGGAAGTTGATTGATTTTTAAGAAACGGTTATAGGAATTAATAATTGAAAATAATAATTGGTTATATTTATATTTTAGAAATAAAGAATTAAAAAAATAATATCAAATGGCATATTTAGATAACACAGAAATCACAGTAGATGCAATTCTTACCAAAAAAGGAAGACAAAAATTAGCATCTGGACAATCTTTGAACATTACAAAGTTCGCTTTGGGAGATGATGAGATTGATTACACACTGTATGAACCAGCTCACCCAAAGGGTTCGGCTTATTACGATTCGGCAATTAGAGCTATTCCTATTACGGAAGCTTCACCTGATGAAACTCAGGTATTGAGATATAAATTAGTTACCCTTCCAAAAGGAACTACTCAAATCCCAACTGTAAGATTGGGTATCCCTTCAATTAGTGTAAACCAAAGCGAAGGAGCGGTTGGACTATTACCAACTACATCACCTGCAGGAAATGCAAGTACTGGATATACTATGGTATTAGCAGACCAAAGAGCAGGTACGTTGACAGTAACTAGAGGAGCAAGTGGAACAGGTAATACATTGTTCTTAGGAGATGAGATAACAACAACTGCGCAGGTTGTAACTGGTTTGGAATTTAGATTTACTCCAAATCCAAGTTTAACGTTAGATGTATCTACAACCATTACCGTATATGGTAATGAAACTGGAGGTTCTCAAACTATACCTGTGATTGTAACATATAAAGCATAATAAAAAGATATAACAAATGGCACTAATTAATGACCCAAATATAACCTCCCAGATAGCAGCATTAGCTAATACTGGAACGGTAGATTCAAATCAACTTGTAACACTTTTAAATTCGGTATTGCCTGCAGGACAACAAATATCAACTGTTGGAGCACAAACAACCGGTATTTACAAAAGATTTGGTGAATTTGATAAAGTAAACGCAAAAATAGAAATTGTAACAACTGGACTATGGTCTGGTGATTCTGGTTCTTTAAATAACGCATTTACATCATCTACACAAATAGCACAACAAAGTGGACAATATTATTACAATGTATATGACTTATCACCGGCAACTACCGATGAAGAAGAAGTTCAATTTGCAATAGCTTATGGACACGTTGATGGTAGTGGTTCTGCGGCTTTATCAGTTGATGATAATTCATTATTAGCAACAAAAGCATCATACGCACAATATAAATCAATGTTGTTAGACCCAATCGATTCTAAATTTAATTTTGATAATTCAACTAATATTGCAACTGATGCAAATGCTTGTTATTTTATAAACTTAGCTAGAAATAGATTTAGAGAAAGTATGGATGCGGGTAACTGGTCATTAAAACTTTCTGGTTCTAATGGATTGTTTACATTCATTGATAATAGTGGTAAGAAATTTGGAGATACTTATGGATTAGCTGGTAATGTATTCAAAGTTGTTTCGGGTTCATTGGAATTAGGAACTCAGAGTGAAGCAACGGTTGAACATTCAGCGGATATAGCTACTGACTTAAAAGCAGGACATACAGCAACAGGTGAAGGATTCGGAGAATTCTATCCTGAAAGAGGTATTATAGTTCTTAACGCTAAAGCAATAGGTAATGTAGTTGGTAATGTATTTGATAAAGATTTCAGAACTACTGGTAGTTTACAGGGTGGAATTGCAACAACACATAATGCAATAAATCATAAACTATTATTTTACGCAATATATCATGGTGGTGATTTTGAAGCAAGAAGAACTGAAAATATTTCAACTCAACATTTCTTTGTAAGAGCAACGAATAGAGAATTTAACTATTCTAATAACCCTACATATGTAGATTCTGACGGATTCTTTACCGAACCAACATTTGAAACTGACCCTCAGACATTTGTTACAACCGTAGGTCTTTATAATGATTCAAACGAACTTATTGCTGTGGCAAAAACTTCTCAACCAATTGTTAAATCATTTGATAAAGAAGTTTTAATTAAAGTTAAACTTTCATTTTAATCAATAATTATTTTAGATAAAATGATAAACCCCCCTAATCAAAGGGGGTTTTTCATTTATAGAATATTTATATAAAAGAAAATAATAGATGTTAAAACAAATTCCAAAATCCGATATTATAGTAAGACCTCTCAAAGTTTATAAAGAATGGAGATTGGATGAAAATGATATTAATCCTATTTTTGCTAAAAGTGGAAGTATTGGAGATTATGATGCAGAAATTGAAGAAAAATCATATGGATTTTCTAAAATAAGTTTATTCCGTTCTATAAAAGCACAATTTTATACAAACTCAGCCACAGCATCTGTATTAACAGAAGTTGGGTTACGAAAATCTTATGCATCAACAGATGAAAGAATTTTAGAAAATGAAATGGCAGTGTTTTCAGTACCACAAAGATATTATGGTGAGGGAATAAAAGTTGGTACTGTTGTATTAGAAGATGAGCAATTAGGGAGAACATATACAGATGATGGATATTCTAATTTAAAATATGGTAATCAGATAAAAGGTAATATATTTTATGATAGGGGATTGATAGTTGTAGCTAAAGATGTAGTTAGTGGATCTGTATTATCTCAATTTACTTTAAACTTTCGTTCTACAAAAACAATATATGAAAATGAAATATTCATACCAGTATTGGAGGGAGAATTTAATTTTTCACAAAACCCATCAGCGGTATATGAAGATGGTGGCAGAAAAATTAATATAACTACAAGTAGAGCCGAATCACTACGAAAAAAACCAAATGATTTAGTTACTACATCTTTTTATGATGCTGGAATTAAAAATGTAAGAAATTCAAAATATCCATATGTTTCTAAATTAAATAGCGGAAAATTTGGTAGTTTTGACGATTTTGAATATAGTGGTTCAATAGACCCAACCGGTTCTTATTTAGCTCCATATATTACAACAATTGGATTGTATGATGACTCATTAACATTGGTAGCGGTTGCAAAATTACCACAACCAATTAAATCAGAACCAAACTATCCAATAAACTTTATCATACGTTTCGATACATAACGTTATATTTATACTAAATAAACACATATAAAAATGGCAAGCATTGTTGATATATACACAAAATCAACTCCTAAAACAGGAGTAGCTAATATTAAAGGTGGAGATAAAACTCCAATAAGTGCCGATGGTGGGACAAACCTATCAACGGATGAAACCAAACTTAGCAAAGCTAGAAAAGGTGCAGTGAATACTACAAAAAAGTATTCAGAACTTTTCAAAAAATAATCAATGAGTTGGATATTTAATGGAAATATTGTTACGGAGGAAAACACACCGGAAGGTGCAGTTGGGTTTGTCTATAAAATGATACACATACCAACTGGTAGATTTTATATAGGGAAGAAATCCCTAAATCAGGTTCGAAGATTGAAGCCCCTTAAGGGCAAGACTAGAAAAAGAGTTGTTAGAAGTGCTTCCGATTGGGAGAAATACTATTCATCAAACGAATGGATTAAATCCGAAGTAAAAGAAGGTAGAGCTGGTGATTTTGAAAGAGAAATTATCCAGTTTTGCTTTTCAAAGAAATCCTTATCATATTACGAAATTAAATGGCAGTTTCATTACGATGTACTGGCCAACGAACAATCAATAAACGAAAACCTTATGGGAAAATTCTTCCGTAGGGATATTATAAACCCATAGTTATGACAATACCTGAAATCGCAAAAAAGTACGGAATCTCCGAAGCTTACTTAAATGCAAAAGATGATGCACTTCAAATAGCAGCTGCATCTTTAATAGACCTTAAAGGAATGGTAAACAACAATGTACCAAGAGAACAAATTGCTAACAAATTACAATTCTTAGCAGACTTCCTTTATGATGTAAAGAATTCCAACCATTAATTAGGTTATATCGGATAATTTTCGTATATTTGAGATAATAATATCCAAACTATGCTATCTGGTAGGAATAAATTACAAATAATTACAATATTAGATTCTACACTCGGAGTGGGTTCATCCTTAAAGGGAAACGAACAGGCACATCATTGTCCATTTTGTAATCACCATAAAAAGAAACTTCAAGTAAATTTAGATACACAAAGATGGCACTGCTGGGTGTGTGATTCTAAGGGTAGGAGTATATATTCTCTACTTCGCAAACTCAATGTGGATGTTAGGGACCTGAATAAGGTTAAAGATGTATATGGGGATGAACCTGAATATGATTCTAAGGAAGAATATGTAGTTAAGTTACAATTACCAAAAGAATTCAAACAATTGTACTTTTGTCCAAAAAGCGTTAATCCCGCCTACAATCAAGCCCTTCATTATTTAAATAAAAGAGATATCACAAAAGCTGATATCGTAAAGTATAACATCGGATATTGTGAGGACGGATTATATGGTGGTAGGGTTATTATACCTTCTTACGATGATAGTGGTGACCTTAATTACTTTGTAGCTCGTTCTTTCTACGAAGATGAGCCGTACAAATATAAGAATCCGCCAATTAGTAGAGATGTAATTGTGTTTGAGAATCAAATCAATTGGAACGAGCCAATTACTTTAGTGGAAGGTGTATTTGATTCGTTTTCAGTAAAGAGAAATGTAATCCCATTATTGGGTAAGTTTTTACTTAGCAAGTTAAAAAATAAAATTATGGAAAAGGGTGTTAAGGATGTAACAATTATGTTAGATTCTGATGCCGTTGATGATTCCACCAAACATACCGAATGGTTTATGAAAAATGGAATTAAAGTAAGGAACATTATACCAACTGATAAAGATGCTGGTGAAATGGGATTTAAAAAAGTAAACGAACTCCTAAAGGGAGCAAAACAAACTGGATGGGATGACTTAGTTCTATCCAAACTAAATAATATATGATAGACTACTCAATACTATTACAAGGAAGAATAGAATCTAAATCAATGGACTTTTGGGTAAATAATTATAAAGATAAAAAAATTTATGTATCCATTTGGGAAGATGATATTGATTATAATTTTCCTGAAAATTGGCAAATAATAAAAAACAAAAAACCAAATCCTAGATTAACAAATTATAATTTAGATTTGCAAGTATTATCTACTTTGTATGGATTAGAAAAAATAAATACTAAATATGTTATAAAACTAAGATGTGATGAATATTGGTCTAATTTAGATTTGATATTAAATATGGTAAGTGATGAACCCCATAAGATAATATGTGGTTCATTATTCTTTAAAGAAATTGGAATGCATCCATTTTCAATATCCGACCATATAATAGCTGGTACATTGAATAATATAAAATTAATGTTTCAATCCACTTTAAATAATTTAAAAAATAATTTTTGGAATATGAGAGTACCAGAATCTCAACTTGGATTATCTTATCTATGGAATGTAGAACCATCCTTAAAAGAAAAAATAAAAGATATAAACATTTATGATTCATATCATCCAGACCCAAAACCATTTAATTCAAACGACACTGTAAAATTAATAAAAGATAGTTTGGCATCTATTGAATTGTTTTCAAATAGAATAAAAAACGAATTACTATTTGATAATATTAATTGGTATAATGTAAAAAAATGGAGGAATATTATAGAATATTCTGTCAATGATATTAAACGATTTTTAGAAAAAAGTGAATACCCAGATATAAACGAAAAAGAATTAATAAAAAAACATTTCAATATAATTGATGTTAATTTATTAAAACCATTTTTAGCAACATTTATAGATAATAATGGTGAACGAAATTGGATTGATTCTCATTTCGATGAGTATCTTTGTATAAATAATTTAAATAATATATGAGGTTAAAAAGAATTTATCACATTGCGGATATACACATCCGTAACATTAAAAGACACAAAGAGTTTAGAGAAGTATTTTACTCAATGTTTGAAGAAATCAAAAAGAGAGGAACTGAAGATTCTATTATCTATTTAGCTGGAGATATAGCTCACGCTAAATTAGAGATGAGTCCTGAATTGGTAAGTGAGATTAGTTGGTTGTTTACTGAATGTAACAAATTATGTCCTACTATTGTAATCGCTGGTAATCACGATTGTAATATGAATAATTCAGATAGATTGGATGTACTTACTCCAATCGTTGATGCATTGAAGTTACCAAACCTAACGTATTTAAAAGATACGCAAGTTTACGGAATTGGAGATGTTGATTTTGCAGTATTCAGTATATTTGATAACAAAGATAATTGGCCCAAAGCTGATACTATATTTGCAAATAAAAAGATTGCACTATTTCACGGACCTGTTGATAACTCTACAACCGATGTGGGTTATGTAGTTAGTAGTAGACACTTTACAACTGATATATTTGATGGATACGATTTAGCCCTTTTAGGTGATATACATAAAAGACAAGAGATGGTATCACCAAGCGGATGTAAGATTGTGTACGCTGGTTCTTTGGTACAACAAAACTTCGGTGAAACATTAGATAAGCACGGATTCTTAGTTTGGGATTTAGATACAATGACCTATGAGGAAGTTGATATCCAAAATGATTATGGGTATTATACTATGGATATCGTAAATGGTGTAGTGCCGGATGTAATTAATTTACCAAAGTTTCCAAGACTTAGAGTAAGATTTGCTGAGACCGATGCCGCAGATACAAAGCGGGCAATAACTGAAATCAAAATAAAGTATGGAGTTGAAGATTTTACAATCATAAAAACGGATAGTTTAGCAAAGAAAAAAACTGGTGATAGAGATAACCAAATAGAACTTGAAGATATTACGAATGTTAATTATCAAAACTCTTTAATAACCGATTATATACAAAGGATGATGCCATTTGTAACGCCGGAAGATATATTAGGAATCCAATCATTGAATAAAGAAATTAATAGTAAGATAGTAATAGATGACTTAACCCGAAACGTACAATGGAAGCCGTTAAGGTTTGAATTCTCTAATATGTTTTCCTATGGTGAAGATAATATAATTAATTTTGATAAGGTTAGCGGACTAATGGGATTATTTGCACCAAATGCTAGTGGAAAATCATCTCTATTTGATGCGATATCATTTTGTTTGTTTGACAGATGTAGCAGGACATTCAAAGCAAGTAATATACTAAACAATCGTAAATCAGACTTCCATTGCCAATTGGACTTTAATGTAGAGGGTATCCCTTACTATATAAGGAGAGAAGCAAGGATGGTTAATAATGGAAGGAACGTTAAAGTAGATGTTCAATTCTGGAGGGTAAAGGATGGTATATCAGAATCCCTTAATGGAACTGAAAGGAGAGATACTAACTCCGTCATTGAACAATACGTTGGTAGGTATGAAGACTTTGTACTTACTGCACTATCTTTGCAGGGAAACAATACCTTATTCATTGATAAATCACAATCCGAAAGGAAAGACCTGATGGCCCAATTTATGGGATTGGATATATTCGATAAATTGTACGAGGCTGCTAATGAAGACATTAAGGAAGTGAGTGCACTTATCAGAAATTTCAAACGTACTGATTTTACAACCGAATTAGCGACAAAAGAAACCGACCTAAAGGAATCAAAAAAAATTGTAAACGAGTTAGAGATAACCCTTAAAGATTTGAATAAAAAAAAGGACGGAATCCAAAATCAAATATCTGACCTAAAGGAATCACTAACCCCAATTGATAGTCGATTAGAACTATCCACGTTAGAGGCAGCGAAGGGCAGCATTGAGAGCAAATTGGTAACTAACAGAAAGGATAGGGAAGATAAAGAAAGTAGGATAAACGAATACAAAACACTTTTAAATGAAGTATCACAATCCATAAATCAACATTCGGAAATAAATGGATTATCAATAGATGATGCCAAAAAAGAGTGGGATTTAGCAAAGGGTAAAATTGCAGATGTACAACAACAAATAGATAGATTAGAATCACAATACGAATCTAATTTGGATAAGTTAAAACATTTGGAACAACATGAATATGACCCTAATTGTCAGTATTGTATGGATAATGTATTCGTTAAGGATGCAATCGCTACCAAAGAAGTTGTTAAAACACAAGAATCTCAATTAGAAACTCTTAACATCGGTCACCATGCTTTAATCAAAGCAACTGAACCTTTTTCTGATGTTGAAGATGTATGGGGTAGTTTAGTAGAACTTCGTAACAAATATCAAAAAGGTGAAATCATTATACAAAAAACACAAGCGGAGTGGGATGGTTTAGGAACTCAATATGAACTCCTAATAACACAGCTTTCCGGAATAAAAGCGGATATCAATAGGTACAATGCAATATCAGAAACCATACTACAAAATAAAGAAATAAATGAACGCATTAAAACTTTAGAAATTCAAAAAAAGGAATTTGATAAAGATATTTCAGATACAAATAAAAAGATTTTACAAAAAACTGGTGAAATTGGTTCTATTGATTCATTTATTAATACCACTCAAGCAAAGATAAGTGAGGTAAAAGATTTAGAAAATAAAAATACACTTTACACTTATTATTTAGATGCGGTAAAAAAAGATGGAGTACCGTATGAACTTATTTCCAAAGCAATGCCTGTAATTGAAAATGAAGTAAATAATATATTAGCACAGGTTGTAGATTTTTCACTTTCAATGGATACGGATGGTAAAAATATTAATGCAAAACTTGTCTATGAAGACCAAGAGTGGACATTGGAAATGGGTAGTGGTATGGAAAAATTTATTAGTGGATTGGCAATCAGAGTAGCACTTATAAACATATGTGGGTTACCCCGTCCAAACTTCTTAGTAATAGATGAAGGATTTGGTACATTGGATGCAGATAACCTATCATCTCTATTTATGATGATGCAATACCTTAAAACTCAATTTGATTTCATTTGGGTAATTTCTCACTTAGAACAAATGAGGGATATTGTAGATGGGCTGATAGAAATAAAAAAAGAAAACGGATTTTCTAAGATTAAATTTTAATACCAATCTTTTCAGTAATAATATTATGTACAGTATCTATAATAGAACTACCATTACTCTTTGCATATAATTTCAACATTTGATATCATCTTTCTACTTTTAAAATATTAGAATTTGATATTTTAATATTTACATTTTTTTTAATTAATTTAGCTACAAACGCTCCTATTTTTAAATCATTATTTTTACAATGCTCTTTTAATAAAATATACGCATCTTCTGGGATTTGGACCATTTTATATTTCATAATTTTAGTTTTTTTTAGTTTTCTAAAATAAATATCAAAATAATTATTTTTTATTAATATTTATTAACAAATAATCATAGAATCAAATGCCGATAATAAAAAAATATGCTGAAACATTAACAGCACCATTAACAAATTATAATACGTTTTTGGTAGATGATAACCCCAATTCAACTTATTTCAAAATAACTGAATTTGCCAATACATTTACTGGCGGTAAAAATGGGTTTTTAATCGAAGGCTCTCCATATCTAAAAGAAACAACTGAAATAAAAATTCAAATATTAGATGTTAATGGAGACCCAATATATTATGAGCCTGGTAATGGTGTTCCTGAATACTATGAGGGATTATCAAAATTAATTGCAGTTTATGTTTATGAAGATACTCCAATTGGGGAAGCTAAGATTACAATTTTAGGAGAAGCAAAAAATTACATAGATGTAGATGGGATAACGCAAGAAATTCCAGATGAGTGGAAAAGTGTTTATAATTTAAAATGGGAAAAAACATTTAAAGTAAACAGATTACTTTCCAATGAAGATAAAGTTAGATTTTATAAAAGACCGGTTGTTAATATTACCGAAATAGTAAAACCAATATTTTCAAACGTTGTTGCACAAAAAACACAAACGGGTTCAGTAAATGGTACATCACAAACTCCTGTAGCTGGGCAACCATTATTAAATTATGCATCACCAACTTCATATCTACTAACTACGGTAGGTAATGCATTTTGGACAGCATCAGTAGTTGATACTTATTTAGAATTTCCAAATTTAGATTATAGACCATTAGTAACTGAAATAATAAATGACAGACAAATTATTGTTCAACCACCATATAGCGATACTTCATTGGGTTCGGCTGCTCCAGTTGAAAATTTTACAAATGAAGGATTTACCGCATCTTTTAATTATACAGAAGGAGTTGATAATTTAAAAACGGCATTGACTGGTTCTTTTGCTAAAATTAATATCCTAGATTTAACTACATTTGTTGGAGATGTTGCTAGAGTAAAAATATTTAGAAAATCACAATCAGATTTAGCGGATTATCAATTTATTCAGGAAATACAATTAGAATCAAATGAATTACTTATAGATTTAGAATCTCAAATAAAAAATCAAGAATTCTATGGAATTTTTGATAAAGAAAATTTTAAATCACAACACCCAACTGGGTATTGGGTAACATCATCAAATTCTTTAACAACAACATTTAATCAAGATTATTTATTTAATTCGGTAAAATTAGATGGAAACTTATCATCGAATTATTATTACACATCAAAATCATTTAATCTAACCGAAAATACAGAATATACAATTGGATTAAATTACAGAGGAAATAGTACAACCATAGGACAATTAGGTCAACTTAGAGTTTTTATTAGTGGTTCTAAAGATTCGGTAATTGGTGGAGATGAACAAGATATAGTAACATTTAAAGCGGATTCATCTGTTATTTTACAAAAACAAATAGCGTCTGTAAATTTTAAAGCTGAAAATTTTACAAATTCAAAACTATATTTTGATGTAAAAGGAACTGGATGGCATATAGCTGATGTAAGTTTAAGAGCCGCTCAAGAAACGGCATATTCTCCTGATGAGATAACATTTATACAATCAGTGCCAAGAAGTTTACCAATTGAAACCTTTGATTATCGTTTTGAATTTTATGATATAAATAACAACTATGTTCCCGTATTAGTAGAAGAATCTAAAACATTTGATGGGGGTAATTTACAAACAATTAGAAAACAATTAAGATTAATAGCATCGAGTGCAGGATTTCAATTTGATTCTGGTTCTAATCCAGTACCACCTACAATTATAACAATAGAGGAAGAAAAAACTTTACTAACAGGTTCGGTACATTATACATCGGCATCATTTGATTTTTTTGGAAACACATTATCTTCATCACAATATACCCAATCTATATATCAACAGCCAATACCACTTTATTCTGGTAGTGGACAATATCCTGGTGTATTGCAGGGAATAGGAACTGGTAATGTTTTTATGAGAGTTCAGGATTTCACAGGATCTAGAACTGATATAAATGTTCAATTGGTAAAGATAACCGGAGAATGTGAAGGATTCACCGATACAATTAATATATACAAAATATTGGATGGATTTGGCGGAGTAAACCACATTATTAGACCGTTTAGAGGAACTCAAATTAGAAATAGTAGCACTTCATCTTTGGAAATTCAAGCGGTAAGAATTGATGGTATAAATGATATTTTATTAAGTAAACAATCTTACAAAAACTTTTCTGATATCCAACTACACATTATATCTCGTTCAAAAAATTATGAATCAAATCCAAATTTAGAACCTGATAAATTTGTAAACTTATCATACGTTACTGCAAGTGGCATGATTTATGGGTTAACAACTGGCTCTATTGGTACAAGTCAAATAGATTATAATGCAGTATTCAATAGAGATTCAATAGATTTTAGAAGAACAATTTTCTTAATACCATCATCTTCTAATGCGGGTAAATTTGCATATGAAGTATCTTCTTCTATATTGGCATCAATCATATTGGAAGATTTACAAGATGGTTTAGATAGTGGTAAAGTATTATTTAATGTAGATACGTTTACAATAAATCCGAGAATTGAAAATTTATTTAGACCAACATTTGCATTCGCAACATCATCATTTGCAAAAAGAGGTACTGCGGGCGAAAATGAAAACATAACATCATCATTTCAGGTATATCCATCAATGTCAATTAATAAAGATTGGGTACCTGAATATTGGTTATATTATCATACACAAAGTTTAGACCCAACTTTAACGGTTGTTGCTAGAGATGAGAATAAAAATATAATACCATCACAAACACCAACTGGCAATGTTAGGAGTCCTTTAAATCAAAGTAAAAATTTAACATTAACATTTGTTTATACTGAGCCTTGGACTTCGGCATCGGTGAGCATTGATAAAACATTTACAATTGTACCGGAAGGTAAGCAAGGAGATGAAAGTATTGTATTTGAAGTAAATCCGATATCAATTACGCTTGGAGCAAACTCAAGAGGGGTTATAAATGATTTTAGACCATCTATTACTGATATTAAATTAAAGCAAGGTGCTTCCTATCTTGCGTTTAGTTCAAGTGCTTATACTTTAAATGATTTAAGTACACATGGTACTTTTTATATAGCAACTTCTTCTATAATTGAAAAAAATGTTAAAGCTGGTAATGTACAATTTACATCATCATTTGGAGTACCATATACATCATCATTGATAGTAAGTGCTTCATCTAATATGAGAGAATTAAGTGGAAGTATTGAGTATCCATTAATTATACATCCATACTTTACATCTTCAATTTATACGGCGAGTGTGGTTGTTAATTATACTAAGGTATTAGAAGGAGCTCCACCAATTCAAATATTGATATCACCACTATCACCATCATTGATAGCAGATGAAGTTGGATTTGTTACTAATACAAATTATGCAGCTGCTAATACAACAATTCAAGTAAAAGAAGGAGATGATTTTTTAAGATTTACAACTCAATCAACTGATCCTGGTACTTGGAGAATAAATAAAGTAGAAACTAGTAGTTCATTAGGAATATGGCCTATTAGAACTGGCTCTGGTACTGATTTTACAAGTCCAACGTTATTTAATACACATGGACCTAGTTCATCATCATTTAGTACAGCAACTTTAAATTTTAATAGATTTGATTATCCATATGTTTCGGCTAATGCAATATATACCATTCAAGTATATCCGTTTGCATTAGGAGCCGGACATCTATATACATCATCTATTTTTACTCGTACTCAAACATTTACAAAAAACGTAACACCACCCAAAGCACGTAGTGTTGATTTTAAAGCATCTTCATATACAGTAAACTATGATAGAAATGGTAGAGTTAGTGCTTTATCTAATAATCCAATTATATTATCTGCAACTGCATTTAATACAACATCATCTGCGGATAAAGTATATTTTTCTATATACGATGTTGCCTTAGATGGTTCTGAAACATTTAATTCACAATTTGTTGGTTCTGGAAATCCCGCTTTTTGTGATTTGTTTGACCAAGTGAACTATTCTGATATAGCACCTGATACACAAAAAACATTTAAAGTTAAAATAACAGACGGAAATCCATATACATCTCCAACTGTAAACCCATATAGAGCAGAAGCTCAATTAACCATATCTGGTGTAAAGGCAGGGGCTGATTCATATAAACTCGCTTCAACCAATGATAATTGTTCTATAACTGCGGATTTGTGGACAACAAATATTACCGGTACGGGAATGAAAATAACAACATTCAATGGTAATGAACAACTAACAAACGCAAATCCATTACCACTTCCTAACAATCCAAATGATTTAGATTTTAACAATGAACCAATTGGGGTATTAGGATTTTCATCAGCATCCATTGTTTACAAAGATAATTGGATTAATCAATCAACCGTATTTCCTCTCACTACAACCAATCCGGCAACAATTGGAGATATAATTAGTTGGACTTCACCAGCTGTAAATACATCTGGAAAAATTGTATATAGAGTAGATTTTGAAGGAGATTCCTCATCAACTAATGTGCTGGTAAGACCATTAGCTAGACAAATACAATTTGTAACTCAATCAATATCTGTACAATTTACACCACCTGCTCCTTATGCGGTGACAATGACAAATGAAAATGCATCAGTAGTTTATAAGGTATCCGGAGAATATGATATAACAGGAACAAGTAACATTATTAGAGCATATAGGGGTAATCTTGAATTAACAAATACGGCATCTTTTGTTGGACCTGGCGGTGGACAATATGATGCTTTTGGTACATTTGGATTTCCAAATAAATGTAGAGTAAGTTTATCATCAAAACCAGGTCATATTACTTTAGCCGGCGGTTTAACTGCCGGCGGATTCATAAGTGGAACTCCTGCAACAATTGGAAGTATTACCGGTTGGGATGATCCTGTAAATAATCCAACCGCAGAAATTGTTTATCAAATAGATTGTGAATATTCTGGAAGTATTGTAAGTGGAAGCACTATATTTAAAACACAATCATTATCAATACAATATGAAGGTAATACAGGACCTGGTATTGTAATGAGAGGTATTTGGAGTGGTAGTGTTGATTACATCGGTGCGGTTGAAACTACAAATAAACGTAGAGATGCGGTAATATGGCCTAATCCATCAAACTATAATAACGAAACTCATTATTGGGCAGCTGCAAGTGGCTCGGGTCCTAATACTGGAAAAAAACACAACCCAGCAATAATTGTAGGACCTCAACAACCGGATAATGGTGGTTCTGCGGCACCTTGGGTTGATAGTGACCATTGGCAATATTTGGGTGAAGAAGAATTCTTTGTAGCAGCTAAGATTGCAATATTTGAAGAATCATTTGTAAAAAATACAATTAACGTTGGAGTTAAAGATATAAACACTCCATTCGCAAATATTGTAATTGCGGGTGGAAGAACTGACCCATATATTGCAATTGGACAAACTGGTACTGCGGGAACTGCGGGAACTGCGGGTTCATCGGCAGCAGCTACCGGAGTTATAGGATATGATAGACCGGGTGTATTTTTAGGAATATATGAAAATGGCGCAGCTGGTACTACCGGTAGGCTCTCAATCAAAACCACTTCTACTTCTGGAAAGGGAATGTTTTGGGATGGTGATACTTTAACAATTATAGGAGCAATTAGACAACTTGAACCAGGAGTTAGTGAAGGTTCATTAAGAGGAGCTTGGACGGCTGGTGATACCTATTTCACAAATGATATAGTTTCATATGCCGGCCAGAGTTGGCAATGTACATCGGCTCAAGCACAAAATTATCAACACATTGCAACAAATAATACAAACGCACTAACAGGATATCCTGGTTCAGGTCCTTGGTCAATTGCGGCCTCAGCAGGAACATCCGGTACTGCGGGTAGTGGTGGTACTGCGGGAACTGCCGGAACTGCAGGTGGACCCGGTCCTGGTGTAGTATATAGAGGACCGTGGACTCAGGGTGTACAATATTTTAGAGACCCAGCATCTCCAGCATTATCTACAAGACGTGATGTTGTAAAAGGAAGTGATGGGCAATACTATCTTTGTAAAGTAACACATACCCCAGCTGATACAACTACAAAACCTACTACTGGTGGTAGTTACACAACATATTGGGAATCATTTGGAGCAACATTTAGTTCGGTTGCAACTGATATTTTATTAGCGCAAGATGCAACTATTACTCGTGGTTTAGTATTAGGACAAGAAAGTAGTACGAGTGGATTTATAAGGAGTGCAGATGTATCATCATTGATAACGGGTTCAGCTCCAGGATTTTATTTAGCAGAAGATGGACAATTTAGATTTGGAAATAATCCTGATGATGTTCACTTCGCAGTAGGTAGTAAACCACCATATATGCGTTGGGATAATGCAACTTTAACAATTAGAGGAAAAATCGAAACCGATGCGAATACTGTTTCTCAAATTGGTGATTGGGAAGTTTCGGACGGAAATTTTCAACATAATAGTGAACAAATTGTTTTAGATGCATCTCTTAAACAAATTAAGATTTCCGATTCTAGTAATGTACCAAGAGTATTTATTAAGCAAGGTGAAGTTACAATCCCATCATCAGGCACCTCAGTTAACATTGATGCTCCTGCATCATATAACTTTGGAAGTTATGGCACCAGTACATATACGAGTTTGGGAAGTCTATATGTACAACAAGAGACACTTGATACTGTTGGAGTTGTTATTGCAGATGCAGGTACATATGTTTTAGCTTCCCCAAACTTTGGAAGTGATTATATAACATTGGAATCGGATAGTAATTTTATTAATGGATATGCAAGCGTTAGTGTATCAATAGAATGTTGGACAACTGCCGCACGCAGTGGTACGAATATTTCAAATCAAACCATAGCGTATAATAGTGGCATGACTGGTCCATCCGAAACTGATTACACTTCTATGAGTGGTGGAACGTTTTCGGTGACGTTTCCAACGGCGGGTACTTATTATTTCCATACAGTGACAAGTCTATATGGATACATTCCCTATACGGCAACCTTGATTGTTTATGGACAGATAGACCCAGCTTCGATAGCACCATCACTACAATTCGCGCAAACTGAAATTGGCAGAGATGGATTGATTGTTCTATCAAATGCCACAAACTACGCTTCAGTTAAAAGAACTACAACTACACCAATCATACAAATAGCAACAGATGGGTCCTATCCTGGTATACAAATTACAAACACCAACGTATCAGCAACAGCAAAAGCAATTGAGGTATTGGCGGGTGATGTGACCGTATCTGGTGCTGGAAATAACATATTGATAGCGGGTGGTTACATTGGAACATCCAACACAAGTGGTGGTATTCGTTTTGGAACAGATGGAACTAATTCAAAGATGACTGGGCAAAATTGGCCATCGCAAACAGCAAACGTTGCAACCGCACGCTTAAGACCTGGTAATACCGTATTTGGTATATCTGGTAGAGAATTGATATTTGATTCATCTACTATAAGAATTAAAACGGATATAGAAGATTATCCAAATAGTGCATATGATAGTATAAAAAAATTAAAACCTATTTTATATACACCTTTGCAAGTAGTTAATAGTACTACATACGAAACAAATGGTAAAGAAGATTATTCGATGACATATCCGATGCCAAACGCAAAAGAATACATTGGTAAAATGGGTGGATTTATAGCAGAATGGTTAGATGAGGATCCTGAATTAAGAAGATATGTTTCTTATGGAGTTAGTGGAAGTCTAGTAACAACAGATTCATTATCTTATGACAAAATAGTAGTTCCACTAACAAAAGCAGTTCAAATATTAATGGATAAAGTGGAAGCTTTAGAAGCATACATAAGTTCTTCAAAAATATAAAAACTATATATTTATATATATAAAAAATAATATTATGGGATTACAAACTGAAAAATTAGAAGAAAGTATTTTATCAAAGATAAAAGAACTTAATAACCGCAAAAACGAACTAATTGCAAATGCAGGACAATTGCATTTGGATGTAGCTGAATTGAATAAAATCATATTAGTTATAGAAGATGAATATGTTCAAACAAATAAAGAATTAAATATAATCTTAGCCGATTTAAATCAAAAATATCCAAACGGAGAAATTAATTTAGTAGAAGGTAATGTAACTTTCTAAAATAAATTTGGTTATTTTAAAAAAAATTCGTATATTTGTTACAATATGGCAAAGAAAAAGTTACTTTATGTCTGTCCACATCTTTCTACCGGCGGACAACCTCAATATACATACAAACAGGTAAAGCATTTTATCAATGAGTTTGAAATCGAAATTGTTGAAATAAACAATAGTGGTGGTGATGCTTTCGTGGTTCAAAAAAATAGAATCAAATCATTAGTACCTATACACACACTTGGAGATAACAAATCACAAATAGTTGATATTATAAATGTATTCCAACCTGATATTATACATTTTCAAGAGATACCACAATTCGATTTAGCAACAAACATATTAGACAGAATATTTTCAGATAAACGAAAGTATTTTATAGTAGCATCAACACATGGTTCATTGACAAATCCATCTGAAATATCTTATCATCCTGATAGATATGTTTTAGTATCCGAATGGAGTAGACAGAAATTTATTGATACTGGAGTAGAAACTGATGTATGGGAATACCCTATTGAAGAATATGCATTTGATAAATCAGCTGCTCAAAAAGAATTAGGATTAGACCCAACTTGGAAACACATACTTAATGTTGGATTATTTGCACCTGGTAAAAATCAGGCTGAAATATTTGCAATAGCAAGACAATTAGAAAAGTATAAAATTAAATTTCACTTTGTAGGAAATCAAGCTGGTAATTTTGAACATTATTGGGGTCCATTGATGAAATTTGTTCCTGATAATTGTATTATATGGGGAGAAAGAAATGATGTGGATAAATTCTATTCAGCGTGTGATATGTTTTATTTTAGTTCTAAATTAGAATTAAACCCATTGTCTGTAAAAGAAGCATTGAGTTATAAATTACCTTCTATATTTAGAAAGTTATATACATATTTGGATACATACGATACCAATCCATTAGTAACTTATATAGATGATGATTTAAAATTAACTAAACGAATTATTTTAGAAAAATTACAACCTGAATTTAATGAAGTACCTGGTTATTTTTCTTACAATGATTTATACGATTATGTTGCTGATAATGTTACACCTAATTCTACATTGGTTGAGGTTGGAACTTGGCTTGGTAAATCCGCAAACTATTTGTTAGATAAACTTAAAGAATTAAAAAAAGAAGTTAATTTTGTAACAATAGATACTTTCAAAGGAACTGATGATGAGGAGTTGCACCAAAATATTGTAGGAGCATTTAATGGAGATATATTTTATGAATTTATAGATAATACAGTTCTTTCAAATAATTATGGTTCGTTTGATATTATAAAAGATACTTCACATAATGCAGCTAATCAATTTACAAATAATAGTATTGATTATATAATGTTAGATGCTGGACATTCATACGAAGATGTTACTAATGATATAAAAATATGGTATAATAAAATAAAACCAGGTGGTATTATTAGTGGGGATGATTATGGTGGAAGTTATTTTCCAGGCGTAACACAAGCGGCAGATGAATTCTTTTATAAACAATTTAGTAGAGGATTTAGAACTTGGTATCGTAAGAAACCTCGTATTCAAATAAAGCATATGTTGACTAGACCGGATGATATGAGAGAAAGAGTATCTATTCAATCTATTAAACAATTGGAAAAATATGGAATGTATTATGAACCAATTGTAAACCAACCATACGAAGGATTTGCGCCTGCTGAGAATTGTAGAAGGCCTGAACATATAAGTAAAGATAATAAACCGGGAGAATTATATCCTGGTGCAGGTTTAGGATGGATGACAGGTAGACACTACGGATGTTATTTGGCACATAGAATGGCATTAGAAACTATGGATACTGAAAACTTTGATTACACTTTAGTATTTGAAGCAGATGCATTTATCTATACTGGATTAGAAGAATTTGTTGAGATAGTACATAGAGCATGTTTCTTATCGGAAAGAGATGATGTACCATTCATTTCATTCGCAGATAATCCATCGAGAAGTAAAGAAAAAATAGATGAGTTGTTTTCAAAAACAGCACCGAATCAAGACCTTGCACATTGTTATTTAATTCCAAATAGAGAAAAGCAATGGTGGGCAGATAGATTAAAAGATTGTGGTTGGGATGTTGGAGACCTTTGGTATAATCACGTATTTGCTAATTATCCAAGACCACGTTATACAACTAACAAATTGTATAGTAAACAAGCGGAAGGATTTTCTTTATTAGATTTAACAGTTAAAACTTGGAGTTAATGATATACGATAATTTAAAGAAAAATAAAAACAATATAGTTGAAGTAAAAAATAAAGTAATAATTTATTTTGTCAATGGTCCATATGTGGAAGTACAGGGAAATATAAGTTCTGATTATACCGTTGAATTTATAGATAACAAAAGTGGAAAAATTTATTATTCAACTACAATAAAAAATAATTGTTGGTGTAAATGTAGTATAGAATATTTTGTAGAGTGGAATATAAAAATTTATGAAAATGGAAAATTGTGGTATGAATATCTTTACGATGCAAAGGATAAACGTGTATATATAGCAATAGATTCAAAGGCATTAGGAGATTCATTGGCTTGGTTTGCATATGTAGATGAATTTAGAAAAAAACATAATTGTAAGGTAATAACTTCAACATTTATGAATCATATGTTTATAGACCAATATCCTGAAATATCATTTGTGGAGCCAGGAACAAATGTAGAAGGACTATATGCAATGTATAAAATTGGATTGTTTTATAACGATGATAGTAGAATTAATCTTTATAAAAATCCAATAGACCCAAAAGCACAAACAATGCAAAAAATGTGTTCTGATATATTGGGATTAGATTTTGTAGAAGTAAAACCTAAAATTAAAAAAAGAAACTTACAAATAGACCCATCACTTAAACAAGTTTGTATCGGTGTATTTGGTACAGCACAATCCAAATTTTGGAATAATCCAACAGGATGGCAGACTGTTGTTGATTGGTTAAATAACAAAGGATATACGGTAAAATTACTTTCAAAGGAAGGGGATGATTATATGGGAAACAAATTACCAAAAGGAGTAGTTCAACATCCACACGGTCCTTTGGAATTAGTTATGGATGAAATGTTAAAATCAAAAGCATTTATTGGTATAGGTAGTGGATTGAGTTGGTTAAGTTGGTCTTTAAATGTACCAACTGTTTTAATAAGTGGATTCTCATACGATTGGGCAGAAATGGAAGATTGTGTAAGAATTGCTGCACCAAAAGGAAAATGTGAAGGTTGTTTTAATAGAGTGAGATTAGACCCATCTGATTGGAATTGGTGTCCAGACCACAAAGGTACTGAAAGACAATTTGAATGTACAAAATTGATAACATCTGAAACGGTAATAAAAGAATTAGAAAAATTTTTGTAATGAAAAAGATTTGGGTAAATGGAACATTTGATGTGTTACACATTGGACATATTAGACTTATATTACACGCAGCATCTTTGGGTGTATTAAGAGTGGGTATCGATACTGATGAAAGAGTTCGTTCAAAGAAAGGAATAGAAAGACCTTTTAATAAATTAGATGACCGTATGGAATTCTTATCTGCTATTGCTGGTGTTAATTCAGTTGTATCGTTTGATACAGATGATGAACTTCGTAATTGTATAAAAGAATGGGATACGGATATAATGGTTATTGGTGGTGAATACAAATATAAAGAAATAATAGGATTGGAGAATGTACCTAGTATTGAATTTTTTGAAAAAATAGAAGGATTTAGTACAACTAATATATTAAAAAATAAAAAGTAATATACTTATATATATAAAAACAAAAACAAAAACTTATGGCAGAATTAGATAAAATCCCACAAAAACAATCAATTGAGATTGAATCGGTAAAATTAGATGAAGGTGTATTAAAAAGCATCACCGAGCTAAACGATAAAGCGGCATCGATTATTCAAGAATTTGGAAAAATCTATGTTAGGAAAAAAGAAATTGAATTAGATATAATCTCTATGGATGAATTTTTAGTACAAGGACAAGAAGAATTAGCAGCTACTAATAAAGAATTAAGAGATATACTCGATGCTTTAGATGAGCAATATCCTCAAGGTAGAGTTAATATACAGGATGGTACAATTCAATACCAACCTGGAGCACCTACTAGAAAACAACAAGCTGAACAGCAAAGACAACAAGCTCAACAACCGGCTAGTTCTGGTATGAAAGTTGTAAAAGAATAATATCCAATATTTATATAGTAAGATAACTATATGAAAGGATTAGCAAAATTTTTAGTAGAAACAATATTGGATGAAGCGGCTGAAATGGACAAAGTAGTTGTTGTCTATTCTGGCCGCTTTCAACCATTTCATAAGGGCCATTACGCAACTTATGAAAATTTAATACGCAAATTCGGAAAGGATAGCGTATATATCGGAACTTCTAATGTTACCGATTCAAAGAAATCTCCATTTAATTTTAAGGAAAAGAAAGCAATAATGATGCAGATGTTTGGGATACCATCATCTAAAATTGTTAATGTCAAAAATCCATATAGACCCGAAGAAATACTAAATAAGTATGATTCTGATACAACTGGTTTAATTGTTGTAGTTGGTGAAAAGGACCAAAACCGATTAAGTGGTAAATACTTCACTCCATATAAAGGTAAAGTAGAGCAAGGGTATTTAGATAAAGGATATGTGTACGCTTCACCCGCAACAGCAAATCCTATTAGTGGTACTGATGTTCGTTATTGGTTAAGTGCTGGTAGTGAGGAAGAAAGAAAAAAGAATTTTACAAAAGCATATCCTAAATTTGATTCTCAAATATTCAAATTAATCACTCTTAAGTTAAAGAGTTTAAAAGAATGTATTAATGAGGAAATTAAAATAAATGTCAAAATTGGAGATACTATTCTAATGGGAAGATTCAAAAACAAAAAAGTAGTAGTAAAAACAATAGGTACAGATGATTGGGGAACGCCAACAATTAATGGTAAGAAGGTAGCAACATTTAGAATTCCTAAAAAAGAAGAATTAAAAGAAGCTGCATCTAATAGTGGATTTAGTGGAGCGGATGAACCTGATACATCATTTGTAGCAGATAGACAAAAACGAATATTAAATAAAGAAAAGCCTGAAAATTGGTATAAGCAAGGTGGATACATTCAATTAGATAAACCCAAAGCGGATAATATGAGAGGAGTTGGTAAGACAAAAGATACTGAAACTCAATTTAGAAAATCGTATTACAAAATAAATAATGTAGAAAAAAGTACATTAAATCCAGCAGATGACCCTTTTAAGGTAGAAGATTGGAAAGAAGTAAAACCTAAAAAAACAGTAAAAAAACCTAAAAGATTTTGGGAACTTCCTGAAAATCAAAAAGATACAATAATTTCAAAAGAAGATATTAAAGAAATAGTTGAGGATTTTGATAACCTATTAGATGAGATGGGATTAGGTGGTGGAGCTGGTGTAGGTTTAAGTTTACCAGGTGGATATATCAATGGAGCACCTGATACTAAAGATGTTAAGAAATTAAAATCTAAATTAGATGGTGATGATAGTGATGAATACACTCCGGTAAAAGAAGCAACTTCATCGGAAATTATAAAAGATTTAGATAAGGTAAAAAATGATTTACTTAAAAAAGCAGATATTTTAATTGCAAAAAAGAAAAAACTTTATTCTAATGTTGATATAGAATCCCCAATGAGTACAGATGAAAAGAAATTAAATAAAGAAATTGCAGATTTATTTTCAGAAATACAACAATTGATTCAACAAAAAAGAAGTTTGAAGAAAGAATCAGTAAACGAATCATTATTATTAGAAGGTGGGGCTTATGGACATATGAACCATCCGTTTGATATTGAAATGAATCTTACATTTGGTGATTTAAAGCAAATTGTGGTAAGAGCATTGAATGGTGATTTAGAATTAGCAAGAGAAAAGACTGATGGGCAAGCATTGGCAATTAGTTGGGTAAATGGTAGATTGGTTGCAGCTAGAAATAAATCACATTTAAAGAACAAAGGTGAGGGTGCTATGACAATAGGGCAAGTAGCTACTAACTTTGCTAATAGGGGTGCATTAACCGATGCATATACATTTGCAATGAAAGATTTGTCTGCAGCAGTATCTGCATTATCCGAACCACAAAAGAAAAAGATATTTAAAGATGGTGCATGTTTTATGAATTTGGAAGTAATATATCCTAAGAATGCAAACGTAATCCCATATGGCCAAAATCTTTTAGTATTTCATGGTACATTTGAATATGATGAAAGTGGTGAGGTAATTGGTGAAAACCAACAAGCTGCAAGTATATTGGCTGGAATGATTAAGCAGGTTAATAAGCATGTACAATCGACATACACAATACAAGGACCACCAATGTTATCATTGCCAAAATCCGAAGAATTGACTAAAAAGCAAGGTAAATATATTTCAATGATAAATAAATTACAATCGGAATATAAATTATCAGATTCAGCGGGTGTTGCTGATTACCATCAAGCATATTGGACCGATTTGGTAAATAAAAATGCAAAGGGTTTAGATGCACAACAAAAAATAGGATTAGTTAAACGATGGGCGTTTGGTGATAAGGGATTTCGTATCGCTACAATACAAGATGCTAAAATAAAAGCATGGGCTGATAATATGGATAAAAAAGACCAAGCTAAGATATCAAAGGAAAACATAATGAAATTTGAGGAGATATTCTTAGGTGTTGGTGCAGATGTATTAGCATTTGCGCAATCGGTACTTACAGCAAACCCATCAGATGCAACTAAAAAGATGAGAGCTGAATTGGGTAGTGCTATTAAATCATTAAAAGCAACTGGTACTGCATCTCAATTAGATAAGTTAAAAATAGAATTACAAAGATTAAATTCTTTGGGGGGATTTGATAAAATTGTTCCTAATGAGGGGTTAGTTTTTGTGTATAATGGTAATACATACAAATTAACCGGAGCATTTGCACCTCTTAATCAAATACTTGGTATTTTTAAATTTTCAAGATAATTAATTGTTTTTCGAATTTTGATATACTTATATATACAAATATATCAAACCTAATATGGCAAGAGAATTCAAGAAAAAGTTTATGCATCCAACTCGTAGGAAGTTGGTTGATATGGTAATGCATGGGGCTGAATATGAAAAGGACTCATTTATTTCATTTTCTGGTGCAGATAAAAAAATTATAAAACATAAGGTTGGTGAAAAATGGACTGATGAAAATGGTAGGTCTTGGGAACAATCTGAAGGTGGTAGAATAGAATTTTCGGAACTTGGTGATATAATGGCCGAAACAAGAGCTTACTTAGATAAGTTGAATAGTTGTAAATCGGATAATTGTAAAACAATCAAAATAGGTAGAGTTGATAAAAAATTAATATCTAAAACTGGATATTGTTTACATTGTCTTACATTGAGAGAAGCTCAGATAAAATATGATGGATTGTGGAAAGAATATGAAGATTATAAAATATATTCTAATATGATTGCATATGGTAATGATGTGGTAGCACAATTTAAGCAAGCATATAACGATGCTAAACAAACATACGAAGTAGTTCAAGAAGATGGCACAATTGAAAAATGGAGTATGGAAAGAGATGTTAATGAATTAAAAGCAGAAATACTTTTAGATATTGTTAAATTTGAAGGTGAGATTGAACAAGCTACTAAATTAAGAAATGAGGCTTACGAAAAATTAAAAGATAAAAATTACGATTTAGTAAGACCACTTAACGATTAATATGAGTACTGGTATAACACAAAAGAAAACTCTAAAAGAGATAGTAGCAGAAGAATACAAAAAGTGCGCGGTAGACCCGATTCACTTTATGAAGAAGTATTGCATGATTCAACATCCGGTTAGAGGTAAGATACCATTTCACTTATTTCCATTTCAGGAAAAAACACTAACTCAATTTAAAGATAACCGATTTAATATAGTACTTAAATCACGACAAACTGGTATCTCAACTTTATCGGCTGGATACGCACTTTGGAAAATGATATTTAATTCTGATTTTAACGTATTGGTTATTGCAACAAAGCAAGATGTTGCAAAGAACTTAGTAACAAAGGTTAGAGTAATGCATGAATTACTTCCAGGTTGGTTAAAAGGCGGTTCTTTGGAAGATAATAAACTTTCCCTTCGTTTGCATAACGGTTCTCAAATTAAGGCTATTGCATCTTCTGCTGATGCAGGACGTTCTGAAGCCTTATCACTTTTAATATTTGATGAAGCAGCTTTCATTGATGATATCGATGAGATTTGGGTAGCGGCACAATCAACACTATCAACGGGTGGAGCTTGTATAGCACTTTCTACTCCAAATGGCGTGGGTAATTGGTTTCATAAAACTTGGTTAAGTGCTGAAGAAGGTAGTAGCCCATTCAATACAATTAAATTACATTGGAGCTTACATCCTGAAAGAGGTGAGGCTTGGAGGGCTGAGCAGGAGAAACTATTAGGAATAAAGAAAGCAGCACAAGAATGTGATTGTGACTTTGTTTCATCTGGTGATACCGTAATTGAGCCGGAGCTATTGATGTTTTATAAAGAATCATTTTGTAAAGAGCCATTAGAAAAAACTGGATTTGATGGTAACTTATGGAGATGGGAATACCCAACCGTAGGTGGTTCTTATATGGTTATTGCGGACGTAGCAAGAGGAGATGGCTCGGATTATTCCGCAGCTCATGTTATAGAAATAAACACGTGTACACAGGTTGCGGAATATAAAGGTAAGGTTGATACAAAAGATTTTGGAAACTTCTTAGTTGAATTATCTACACAATATAATGATGCACTTCTTGTAATAGAGAATGCAAACATTGGTTGGGCGTGTATTCAACAGGTAATTGATAGAGCATACAAAAATCTATTCTATATGAGTAAGGATTTAAAGTATGTGGATGTAGAAAATCAAATGAGAAACAAATATCGAGCGGATGAAAGACAAATGGTAGCTGGATTTTCAACAACCTCTAAAACCCGTCCACTTATTATTTCTAAATTGGATGAGTATTTTAGAGAGAAATCAGTAACCATTCGTTCCAATCGTTTAATAGATGAGTTATTTACTTTTATATTTATAAATGGTAGAGCGGAAGCTATGAAAAGTTATAATGATGATTTGGTTATGGCATTGTGTATTGGGTTGTGGGTTAGAGATACTGCACTTCGTTTAAGACAGGAAGGAATAGACCTTACTAAAAGAGCTTTAGGTGGTATAAGTTCTAATCAACAATACGAAGGAGTATATGGAGGAAACGAAATGGTTGATAACCCTTGGAAAATGAAAATTGGAGATGATATTGAAGACCTAACACAGTGGTTGTAAAAAATGTAGTGTTTTGACAATTTACGATATTTATGGTATATGTCAAAATAAAGTAAACTAAAATGATTAGACTTAAAAATATCTTAAACGAAGATGAATATGTAGATAACGCATATTCTTTGGGGGATACACCACAAGACAATCCAATTGATGATTATGATGAATTGGATGTTGAGCAAGAAGATATGGATGATTTTATAAATTTCTTAAAAGGATATTCAACTCAATTAGAAGAAGCAAATTGTAATTGTGTATATGAAGCAGAATATCAGGGTAGAGAAGTGAAGTTAGGTAAACCAACTCAAGGTGATGTTAAAAAGTTTAAGGTATATGTAAAGAATCCTAAGACTGGTAAAATCATTAAAGTAAACTTCGGACAAAAAGGAATGGTAATTAAAAAAGATAATCCTGCTGCTAGAAAATCATTTAGAGCAAGAATGAATTGTGATAATCCGGGTCCAAGAACAAAGGCAAACTATTGGAGTTGCCGTAAATGGTAAAATAAATTATGGCAGAACAAGAATTGGATGATAGAAGTTTTTTTGGTAGGTTAAAGAAATTATTTTCAACAAACGCAATTGTAACCGTTGATAAAGATGGTAAGCGTACGGTTGTTGATACCGAAGAACGCCAACAAAGCACAAACTTTGTAAATCTTAAAGATAGATATACAAAATTACAACGCTCTTATTACGATAGTAATGCGGGAGCACAGTCAATGGCATATCATCAGGTTCGTAGAGAACTTTTTAGAGATTACGATGCAATGGATTCAGACCCAATCATTGGGTCGGCTTTAGATATATACGCAGATGAATCTACAACTAAGAATGAATATGGTGATGTTCTTCAAATCAAATCTACAAATGAAAATGTAAGAGATATGTTACATAATTTATTCTATGATATAATGAACATAGAATTTAATTTATGGCCTTGGATTAGAAATTTAGTAAAATATGGTGATGCTTTTATAGCATTAGAAATTATGCCTGGTAAAGGTATTATTAATGTTGCTCCACATTCAATCTATAATGTAGAAAGATTAGAAGGTACTGACCCTAATAATCCTGATTATGTAAAGTATAAGGTTGAAATGGACCGTTTGGGTAAAAAAGAGTATGAGCAGTATGAAATGGCTCACTTTAGAATGTTATCCGATACAAACTTTCTCCCATATGGTAAATCAATGGTAGAGGGAGCTAGGAGAATTTGGAAACAATTATCCCTTATGGAAGATGCGATGTTAATTCATCGTATTATGAGAGCACCTGAAAAGAGAGTGTTCAAAATTGATATAGGTAACATCCCACCGCAAGAAGTTGATAACTATATGCAGAAGATTATTAATAAAATGAAGAAAACTCCATTTGTTAATAAAGATACCGGTGATTATAATTTAAAATACAACATACAAAACCTTACTGAAGATTTTTTCTTACCTGTACGTGGTAGTGATAGTGGTACAACCATTGATAACCTACAAGGTTTAGAATATGCAGCTATTGAAGATATCGATTACTTAAAGAATAAATTATTTGCAGCATTAAGAGTTCCAAAGGCTTACTTATCATATGATGAGAACGTTAATGGTAAAGCTACTTTGGCGGCGGAAGATGTTCGTTTTGCTAGAACTATCGAAAGAATTCAAAGAACAGTTGTTAGTGAATTAACTAAAATAGCAATCGTACATTTAGCAGCTCAAGGTATTGATGATTCTGAAATGACTAATTTTGAATTAACTCTAACCAACGCATCTACAATCTATGAGCAAGAGAAGGTTAATTTGTGGTCTGAAAAAGTAAGATTAGCAACTGACGTAAAAGCACTTAATATGTTATCTTCCGATTGGGCTTATCACAATGTATTTGGACTATCCGAAGATGAGATTGATATGGAAAGGGCTAAAGTAGTTTTAGACCTTAAAGACCGTTTCAGACATAATTCAATTGAACAGCAAGGACAAGACCCAGCAAATCCACCAGAACAACAAAATGTGGAAGAAGAAATCAGTAAATTAAAAACTGAGATTGAATTAAACAGAGGAATTGGTAGACCTAGAGAAGGTAATACTTATGGTAAAGATAAACATCCATATGGTAGAGACCCATTAGGTAATAAAGAAAATGAGAAAGAGAGAAAAAGAGAGGATAGAGTACTAAACACAAACGCTAAGAAGCTAGCAAGAGAATATATAAACGGAATTTCATCAAAAAAACAAGTTTTAATTGAAAAAGCGGGTATGCTTGATGAAAAAAATCTATTAGATGATAGTAAAATTTGATAAAGAAAAATTTGTTTATATTTATATGTGTTAGTTTATAGGGTAGAATAAATATAGGGTAAGTAAATGAAAAAAATAAAACATTCCAAATTTAAGAATACTGGTGTGTTATTTGAATTATTAGTAAGACAAATAACATTGGAAGTTCTTAATGGCGATAAGACTGAAAACGCAAAGAATATCTTAAGAGAATTCTTTTCTCCAAATACGGAGTTAAACAAAGAATTACGTCTTTATGATATATTGTTAAAAGAAAAGTATAGTTCTGAAACAAAAGCGGATAGATTGGTAGAAACTGTATGTGATGCTCATAATAAGCTAAATCACGTTACACTTTCTAAAGAAAAATTCAATCTTATTAAGGAAATTTCAGAAAAATTTGAAATTGAACAATTTCTAGCATCCCCTATTTCTAATTATAAAACATTAGCATCTATATATAAAGTATTCGAATCTAAAAGAGCAGATGGATATGATATTAAAGATATATTTAATTCAAAGATTACCCTAATCGAAAACATTACATCAAAGCCCGCCCAAAAAATTCAACCAACTGAAGAAAAAAGGTTGATTGAAACTTATAAACAACAAGATAAAGACCTTAGATTACTTACCTATAAGATTCTAGTGGAAACTTTTAACAAAAAATATACAAATTTAGATGATTCTCAAAAGAATTTGTTGAAAGAATATATAAACAACATTACAAATACTACCAAATTCGTAGATTATATCGGAAAGGAATTACCAAACATAATTGCAGAATTAAATGGTATTAAATCAAAACTAAAAGATAAAGTTACACAAATTAAATTATCAGAAACTATTTCCCTTTTAGAAAAAATGAAAATTGGAAAAACTGTATCTGATTCTCAAGTTTCATCTATTATGCTTTCTTATGAGCTAATTAAAGAACTTAAATCTAAAGTAAAATAATGGAAGCAAGATTAAAAGAAGTAATTCGTAAATACGTTAGAGAACGAAACATTCAAAAAACTTTGGATGAAATGTCTGCAACGGCTAATGTTGCTGGGTATGATACTCCAAACGCATTTTCAAAACCAGGTCAAACTGCAAAGAAAAACAAAAGATTGGCTAACGTAACTGGTGGTGAGGTTGTTGATGATTTAGAGGAAGCAAAGATATTAAATCTAAAGCAAGAAAAAGAAAAACCAACAGCAGCTAAAAAAGAACCAGGTGCAGAAATTGCAGTTATTAGTGGTATGGAATTAGCTGAAAAGAATTTACATTTGGCTGAAAATCGTTGGTTAGATATTAAAAACGGAGATGCATCCCCTAAAGCTAAAATGAGTAAAGGTGTGACAAGCATCAAACAACAATTGGGTGAAGTAGAAAAGTTTGTTAACTGGTATTCTAAAATAAAGAATGAGAATGGAGTTAAGAGAGATGATTACTATAAAAGAACACACAAAAGTTTACATAAAATCAAAGAAAGGTTAATGAACCTTTCAGAAAAAATTAGAACACTATAATATGAACACATCAATTACAAAATCAAGACTAAAAGAATTAGTTAAAGAAGTAATGGTAGAAGAAAACGAATATCAGGCGTTTTTTGCTAAAGCTTTAGAAAAAGCAGGTAAAGGTATCAATGACATGTCTGATGAAGAAAAGAAAGCATTCTTTAATAAAGTAGATTCTGCATGGAATGGTAAAGGTGAAAAGAATGAATCAGTAAGCGAAGATATTTCAGCAGAGTTACCAAAAGCGGTAATCCCATCAGCTGTTAAACAAAAATTGGAATTAGCAATTGATAAAATCAAAGATGCTAAATTAAACCCTACTCAAAAATTACAATTGGTAGCACAAGTAGTTGATAGTTTAGGTATTGATAAAACTCAATTAGGTACTATTGCTAATAAGATTAGGAGCAAAATGGAATCAAAGAAATAAGAATATATAATGAAAGGACTTTTAATAGAAACGAAATTATTTGAGGCTAAGGTACAAGAAGATGAAGGTGGGAGAACCCTTGTTAAAGGTGTCTTGCAAAGAGCTGGTGCCGAAAATCAAAATGGTAGAGTTTATCCAAAGCCTATATTAGAAAGAGAAGCTAAGAAATACGAAACGTTCATTAAAGAGCGTAGAGCATTGGGTGAATTAGACCATCCGGATTCTACTGTAATCAACTTAAAGAATGTTTCACACAATATTAAAGAAATATGGTGGGATGGTGATGATTTATGTGGAACCGTTGAGGTTTTATCCACACCATCTGGTAATATACTTAAAGAACTACTAAAAGCTGGTATCCTATTGGGTATTTCATCAAGAGGTATGGGTTCAACTAAACCTTTGAGTGGAAATAAAGTAGAAGTGGCAGACGATTTTGAATTGATTGGTTGGGACTTTGTTTCAAACCCATCAACGCATGGTGCATTTATGGTCCCAATGAACGAATCCGTAAATCCACTAAAACAAATTGGTACTGATGCTTGTGGTGAATACTGTAAAGCACAGGATTTAATGAGAGAAATAATAACTGAAATAGCATAAAAATGGCAAATAATTTTGATATATACGATTTCGTACACAACAATAAGATAACCTTAAAAGTTGATGCACCAAAAGGAACTACTGTGCATAAAGCATATAATGATATCCGTAAAACTAACTTGAAAGAAGTAAAAATAGTAAATGGTAAATTCAGCTTAGCTGAAAACTTAGGAGATAGAAAATTATCAAACGAAGTTAAAAAACACTTCTTAGAAATAATTTCTACTTACAACACTTTCCAAGACCAAATGAAAAGACAATCGGATGTAACTGAAGTAGCAAATACTTTAGGTGCTATCGTTGAGGCTGCAAAAGAAATGACCCTGAGAGAAAGTGGTGATTGGTTTGATAATGTGACTGTAAAAAGAAATATGCAGGAATTAGATAAGATGGGTAAATCATTTGATAAATTCGCTGTAGAAGCAAAACAAATGGATGAAAGACTACATTCTTTATATGAAGATATGGGTCACATCTTAAATCGTTACTATGAGATAGCAGATATCAGTACTGATACAATGCATGAAAGATTAGGTAATAAAAAGAAATAATATGATTAGTTTAGCAGGATTGGTATCTCAAAAAGCATTTGGTAAATTTGAAATGGGTAAAGTAATTTCTAATCCATTTGCAAACGCATTCATTAAAGAAGGTGAGGGTGAAGACCACGAAGTTTCTATGGCAAATAATTCAATAGATATCATTATTAAGATGGCAACTGAATTGAAAGCTAAAATGGGTGAGGATGAAAAACAAATCCCAGCTTGGATTCAAGACCATATAGCTAAAGCAGAAAACTTAATTTCTCAAGCATCTGGAAACTATCACGAATATGGTGATTCAAACGAAAGTGTAAACGAAACTGTTTCTGATAAAAAAGTTGATGCAAAAGTTATTGCAAATAAAATGAGAAAAAATCAATCAACTAAAGCTTTCGCAAATAAAGTTGAAAAAATGGGTAAAGTATCCCATAAAGATTTAGAAAAAATATTACCGGATTATGTTTCGGGTGGATTAATTACAAATTTATTCAAAGAATCAGTAAACGAAGCACCTGCTAAATTAAAACATACTATTAGTAAAAAAGAATGGTCTAAAATTCCTAAATATAATAAACATATTGGAATGGATGGCGTTCATTATATTATGAAGTATGATGATAAAATTGGAACATATTTACAAGGTGTACAAATCGTAGATGAATCGGTAAACGAAGCACCAAACACTGGTGAAAAAATACAAAATTTAAATAATAGAATTAAGGCACTAAAAGATAAGATGGCAGCAACAAAATCATCTGAACAAAAAAACCTTATTCAACAAAGATTAAAAAACGCATTACAAACCCTATCTAATTACAAAAAACAAAACATTAGTAAAGAAAGTGTAAGTGAGGGAGTTTCTTCTGCTGATATGGATAAAATCAAAGGAGCAGTTGAAGCAGCAAAATCATTTATGAATGTTGGTGCAGAATTGAAAAAATTAGGTATGAAATATACTTTCGCTACCGAACCATTGGCAATCTATATTATACAACCAACTCCAAATAACAAAGTTGCTATCGTAAATAAAAAATATGTATCTAAGCCTGATTTTGTAGTAGGTGATATTGCAGTTGGTGTGATGGAGGGTAACTCTATTAAAGAAGATAAAGGTCCTTGTTGGAAAGGATATAAGCAAGTTGGTATGAAAGATAAGGGTGGTAGACAAGTTCCAAATTGTGTACCTAATGAATCGGTAGTAAACGAAGAAATTAAAGAAAAAGATTGGAAAACTATTTATAACGTATTTGTTAAGTTTTTAAAAGCAAACACTAAAGCTTTAGAAATAAGAGTTATGATGAGAGATGAAGCTGCAACTAAAAAAGCTATCGAATCTATTATTAGTGGTTTAACTAATGCACAACGTAGTTTGAAATTAGAATCAGTAAACGAAGCAAGTGGTAGAGTTCCACAAATATTTTTAAAAACAGGAGCAGTTGAAAAGAAGATTAAAGAATTAATGGCTGATAGAAAGAAAGCAGTAGTTCCTTATAATAGTGAGAAAGACCCTACGAAAAAAGAAAGTTTAAAACAAATCCTGATTAAACTAACTAAACAAATTCAAGGATATGAAAAGAATTTAATTCAATTGAGAGATAAAGAAGAAGAATATATACAACAAATGAATGCAGATGCACAATTAGATGTATCGGCAATAGATTAAAAAATATAAATAAAAGCTTGGTTATTCCAAGCTTTTTTCGTATATTTGCATATGATTAAGCCTTTTTCAATTTTAGATACTCGTTCTAAAGAGTGGCAAGAACGTAAAAGATGGTGGATTAACACCTATAATATCCAATCGGAATTAGGTAGAGAAGATACCGAATCAAGAGCACGTTTTTGGGAAGATAATACCGTTTCTATATTTGATGCTACACTTTGTGAAAAGATGTATGAATGGTTTTGTCCAAAAGAAGGTAGAGTATTAGACCCTTTTGCTGGTGGTAGTGTTAGGGGTATAGTTGCAACTGAAATGGGATTTATCTATAATGGTATTGACCTTTCCGATGAACAAATAGAAGCAAATAAAAAACAATCAGATAAACCAAATTGGATTACTGGTGATAGTGAGTGGGTTATTGATTCAATATATGATAAAACACAGGATTTTGTGTTTACTTGTCCACCGTATTATGATTTGGAAAAATATACCGATAATCCTGCAGACCTATCAAATATGAATGCAGATTCATTTGATAAAAAATATTATTCAATTCTTAAAAAAGCTGCAGCAAAATTAAAAGATAATCGTTTCTTTGCAGTTGTAGTATCCGAAGTAAGAGAACAATCGGTAACCGGAAATTATAAAATCGGTAAATACAAAGGGTTGGTTTGGAAAACAATTAGAGCATGTGAAGAAGCTGGACTACACTTCTATAACGATATGATTCTATTCAACTCCCAACATCAGGCTGCTAGAGTGGTTGATACATACTTTAAAAGAAATCGTAAGGTAGCATCAGTTCATCAAAACATATTAGTATTTGTAAAAGGAAACCCTGATATTGCTGCAGAAGATATTGAATGGGATGGGACTTATGAATGCGTGGTTGATGGTAAACAATACAAATCATTTAGAGAAGCAGCTATATCAATAGACCCAAATGAATTAGTAGCTACCGAAGTCCAAAGAAGATGCCGTTCAACCAAATCCAAATACAAAGAGTGGCAAATCATTGGTGAGGAAACAAAGCCCGATATTAAATACGAAGTTGATGGAGTTCCTTTTGAGAATCCAAAACAGGTAGCAGAATTGATTGGTGGTGATATAAGTGAATCAATAGCTAGAAATTATATAGAATCAAACAATCCCAAATACCGTCATTGGAAGAAAGCAGATGGTTGGGATATTACCTACGAAGAAATGGAAGATTTATGGGGAAACAATATCCGTTTAGAATTACCTATCATAAGTTGTGATGGTAAACAATTTTATTCAATTATAGATGCCGCCAACTTCTTTGGTTGTTCGGATGAGCGTATTCGTCAAAAGCTCAAATCAGAAAAATATACTGATTACATTTATTTATTCTAAAGAATTTTTTAGAAAATTACGTTTTTATTAATTCTATTATATTTATTGATACAATAACCTATTTCATATAGGTTTTTACATTGGTAATGAATACTCACCTTTATGTGTAGTGACCAAAAAGCCAATAAAAACATTCTATTGAAGTCCACAAATACAATGACTTCAGAAATCCGATAAATAAGGAAAACAAATGGCAAGTTCAAAATTGTTGAAAGAAGCAATTGCTGATGCTAAAGCTGTACGTGAAACTGCTATCGCTAACGCTAAAATCGCATTAGAAGAAGCATTTACTCCTCGTTTACAATCTATTCTTTCTAAAAAACTAACCGCTGAAATGGAAGGTGAAGAAGAAGAAGCAGATGTGAATGAAGATAATGATATCTCTACTGGTATTGGTACTGGTGATAACAAACAACCTACAGACAAAGCAAACTCAGCACAAACTGACCTAAGTGGTATCTCTAAGCAATCTGGCGAAGCTGGAAGCGAAGTAGAAGACTACGATAAAGTTAAAGACCTAACTGAAAATGAAGATGAGTTCGGTGCAGAAGAAGAAATTCCTGCAGAAGAACCAGTAGCAACAGAAGGTGAATTCGGTGCAGAAGATGAAGATGAATTAGATTTAGAATCTATCATCAGAGAATTAGAAGCACAAATCGCAGGTGAAGAAGGTGAGGAAGCTCACATTGAAGAACCAGCATTAGAAGGCGAACATGAGTTCGATGCAGAAGAAGAAATTCCTGCTGAAGAACCAGCTATGGAAGCCGAAGAACCAGCACACGATGAGGAAGAAATCGATTTAGATGAAATCCTTCGTGAAATGGGTTATGGTGAAGATGAAGAAGAAGTAACAGAAGCTGAAGAAGCAAATCACGATGAAGAAAAAGAAAAACTTCAATCAGAATTAGCAGAAGCAATTTCTACTATTAAATCTTTAAAAGGCACTATTAATGAAGTAAATTTGTTAAACGCAAAATTACTTTATGCAAACAAATTGTTCCGTTCTTATAACTTAACTAATGAACAAAAGGTTAAAGTTGTTGAGAATTTGGACAGAACTTCTAACGTAAGAGAAGTTAAATTAGTTTACGCTACACTTGCAGAATCAATGAAATTTACTGGAACTGAAAGAAAAGTTGCGGCTAAGAAGACAATGACCGAAGGGTTTGCTTCTAAACCACAAGCAACAACAGCTCCTAAGAAAGAAATTATTTCTGAAAGTAATGAATTAGCAAATCGCTTTAAGCAATTAGCTGGTATCATAAAATAACAATCCATAAAAACAAATAAATAAAATGGCAAATTTTGATTTAAGTAAACTTATGGAAGGCAAGAACCCACAAGCAGTAATGTTGGCTGAAACACGTCAATTGAAAAGCAAATGGGAGAAAACAGGTCTTCTAGAAGGTATGAAAGAAAGAGACCAACACTCTATGGCAGTTCTATTAGAGAACCAAGCAAAACAATTGTTGGATGAGGCAACTCAAACAGGTACATCATCAGGATCAGAAGAATGGTCTGGTGTTGCTTTACCATTAGTAAGAAGAATCTTCGGAGAAATCGCATCTAAGGAATTCGTAAGTGTACAACCTATGAACTTACCTTCAGGTCTTATCTTCTTCTTAGACTTCAAATATGGTTCTGCACAAGGTGGAGCAGGACAGTTCGGTGGTAAATCACTTTTTGGTGGTACTAACGCAACTGGTTCAGCTACTAACTTCGGTAGAACTGACGCAGCTTCAAACGGTCTTTATGGTGAAGGACGTTATGGCTATTCAGTAAATGATGCAACTGCATCGGTAGCACCAGCAAATATCACTTCAGCATCTGCAACATGGGCTGATTTAGGATATGACCAAGCTTACTCAGCTTCTGTAGCAGCTAGTAAAATTGTTAAATTCATTGTAACTAAAGCTAACATTTCAGCAACTGCTGATACTGAAGCTGTAAGAAGCTTCCAAGTTCAGAAAGGACACGCAACTGCAGGTTTTGGAATTGTAAGTACTTTAGGTCAATTTAGTTATGTATCTGGTACTAACGTTGCATTATATGTATCTGCATCTTCATTGGCATTAGCTGGTGGTCATCTTGACGTTATCTATTCTGAAGTACCTGTTGCTTATGACAGAGGTGATTTCGAAGATTCAACTGCAAACTCTGCTGGTAACACAACAACTGCATTAGATATTCCTGAAATCGACTTAGAATTGAAATCAGAGGCTATCGTTGCTAAGACTCGTAAGTTGAAAGCAGTATGGACTCCTGAATTAGCACAAGATTTGAACGCTTACCATTCAATTGATGCAGAAGCTGAATTAACTTCTATGTTATCTGATTATATCTCTTTAGAGATTGATTTAGAAATCTTAGATATGTTAAAATCAAACGCTTTAACAACTGAATATTGGTCTACAACTGTAGGTGAAGAATACCTAAACAATGGTACATCAGGTCAAAACGCTTGGGGTAACATCGGTGGTGCTTCTAACGCATACACTAAGAATGCATGGTTTCAAACATTAGGTATCAAATTGAACAAAGTTTCTAACAAGATTCATCAATTGACACTTAGAGGTGGAGCTAACTTCGTAGTTGCTTCTCCAGATGTTTGTACTATTTTGGAATCAATTCCTGGATTCACAGTAAATGCAGATAAAGACGCAGCTCAATTCGCAGCTGGTGTTACTGCAGTAGGT